CGCCATAGAAGCGATGGTCATGCCCATCCAAAAGCCACCTTTAGACTTGTTTGCCAACTCAAGGAGTTCTTTGACATCAGAGGCCAACTGGTGAACTTCCACTTGCAGAGCCTCAACTTGGGCTTCTATTCTGCCAAAATCTCTAGCGTCAATATCGCTCATAACTGTTCCTTACGGGGTCTACCCATAGGTTTCTTCAAAGTTAGTGTCTGCCTTGTTCCATCAACCTTCTCAACTTCCACAACAGCAGAAGTATCAACCTCTGTGTATTCTGGATGCCTACGCATCTCGACAATATCAAAGTCAAATCTGAATTCGACTGTATTGCCTGATTTATTGCAACGAAACAAAGCCATATTTATCCTTAAAAGAAAGGGGAGCAAGCCCCCCAATCCTTAAACCATACGAACAATAACAATGTCCATAGTGGCTGATGCCAAGTCTGCTGTAGAGCCTGACTCGTTTTGGATGCGGAACTTAACTGTATTAGCGGCTGAGACATAACCCGTCACAGTCAAACCAACCAAATCCACAGCCAAAGATGTGCCAATAACCATGTCACCCAAGGCAACGCCTGGAACTGTTACATCATCTGTTTCACCAGCACCATCAACTAATGAGCCAGCATTTAAAGTACAAACAACTGACCAAGTATCAGAGAATAAACCCCGAAAACTGTCATTGCCTCTACGTGTTACAACTGCACTTGCTGTTGCCATAATAATTTCTCCTAATTAGGTTAAAAAAGTCCCCCCACCACTAGGGCAGGGGGCGCAACTGCAATTAGGCAGGAACTATTAAAGCAAACATAGATGCAGACTTAGCCGCACCTGCACTTGCCGCCGCACGGAGAATCTGAACGCCATAAAGGGTATCAGATGTAAACAGCGTAGCAAGGTACTCTTGCTTGTACTGAACTTGTGAACGAACACCAATTTGCTCAACCAGAACAACAGACTCTTTGTGTCCCATCAAGCAAACTCGTGCGTTGTTACTTCCAGATGCTGTATCGCAGTTAGACGATACAAACACAGGGATGCCATACAAGTTACCAATCTCACCTGTGCGGATGGTATTGTTAGTACCGCCAACAAAGGCTTGTTCTGTGTAACGTGCAAGACCCATCAAAGTATTGCGACTTGAGGGTGGGATGATAAAAAATCTTCCGTCCATTGGGGTATCGGTATCGTCCATACGCTGAATGGTTCTGCGAATAGCGGCATCGGTCAGGGCTGACTCATTGTTGCTTGCGGCAACATAAGCAGTCGTACCATCACCACCAATAAACGCACCAGTTGCATAGGCGTTAGTACCAGCACCACCATTGGTTGAACGTCCAAGGTTAATCAAGTCTGAATCGACTTGTTTAGCCAAAGAGTAACCAGCATCTGCTGTGTAGAAGTTACGCAAGCTGTTTAATGCTTGGGCTTCTACGATGTCTTCGATCAAACGGCTATATTCATAGTGTTTGTCAATGGCTACCTGAACTTCGGATTCCGTTGCCGCAATCAAAGTTACTTGTGAACCAGCCGCCTTTGCAGACGCTGAACCACGGGTAGGGGCAGGAACGTGAACTACATCACCCTTCTTTCCCTTGAAAGACATCTTCATAACCAAGTTTGCTAAAACGAGGTTCTTCTTGTAAGCCGCAACAATTTCGTCACTCCAAATTTCAGGAATGAAGGTTGCCGCTGTCGTTACTGTCACATTATTTGTACCTAAAGGCATGATAAATCTCCAAAAAGCGATAAGTTAATTACTTGACCCGTCCCTCTGCGTAGGCTTGCATGATTTCATCACTCAAGGCTTCGTATCGGTTTGGATCGGTCATTTTTAGCCGAATAAGGTCAGCCCGTCTATAAACTCTTTTTCCTGATTCTCCACTACCACCTACATCAACAGATGCCGCCTTCAGGTTAGTCTTGCGAGTTGCTTCTCCAGCATCACTCGTTTGTTTCGCCTTCACGCCACGTAACTGTTTATAAGTAGTAAGTAATTCGTTTGCACTATCGTAATCAAACTCACCATCAGCCTTGGCAAACAGATTTATGCGAATAGGTGAAGATTTCACCCAATTTGCAAAGTCTGGGTCTGAGGCAACCTGACCAAAGTCGGGATGCTCTTGCGCTAACTTTTGCTGAATTTGCATCTTTTTGAAGTCATAAGCCGCTTGGCGACCTGCAACTACATCTGGATGGTTATCGACAGTTTGACGAATTGCTTCTTTTGGATTCTCAAAGAAGTCTACTTCTGGTTGTTCCTCTTTAATAGATTGCTTGTTAGAACTGAGGTTCTGCTTTATGAGTTCATCTGCTAGTTTACGAATCTCGCCTACTTCCTTACCTTGACGATCAATCAGCTTATTAGCCTCTTGGTGCATCTTGATAACATCTTCTAGACTTTTATCCCGATAGAAATTGGGAACGTCTGAAAGTTGTTCTGTTTCAGGGAGTTTTGCTTGCTGTTGTTCTTCAACTACGTCTAACTCACTTGGCAACTCATCTTCATTATCAATCAACATATTTTTCCTTTTCCTGCGTGTTTATCGTTCTCAGGACATTTAACTTGCACTTTTTACAAGTTGTTACTTTGCTCCCACTTCAGTCTGTCAAGGTGTTTCTTCTCGAACTTCCCATGCTCTGATGGGAAAGAACCAGACCACCCTTCCAATTTGAAGTTAGGTGCGCTTATGAGGCGGTTGGCTGTTGCTCCGCACTCACATAAGAAATCCCGTGTCTCATAATCACAGAATCTCTCAGTTTTATGCCCGTTTTCACAGGCAAAATCAAATAGTCTTTTCATTCAATTCCTCAAATGCTCTCTCGCTGACCTCTTTCAAGGTTCTCAGCCATGTGAGTATTGACAATTCGCCCTTCTTGAATTGCAAGGACTTTTCGTCAGGGATTGTACTGATATTGTTCAACGATTCAATCATTGTGTCAATATCCTCCATTAAGTCTTTCCAACCCTCTTTTGACATCAAGTCAAAGCGGGCTTCATAGTACTTTTGGAGTTCGGGGGTCACTTGGCTTCCAAAGCCACCACACGGGCGGTTAGTGCATCATTTTTTGCTGAAAGTTCTTGGATAGCCGCAGTTAGTGTTGCTACTAGGAATGATGTATCAATGCCTTGATAAGCAGGAACAGTTCTTGTACCCATTACCGCAGGGGTAGTGATATTTCCTTCTTCGTCTTTAACTGCTGGTGTTACTTCGTATTCTTCTTCACGGGTTGCGTCTTTTTCACCACTAACGGCATGAGGGCAAACTTCTGCTAACTCATGCGCTATGAAACCTTCACCACCAGAACTATCTAATTTCCATTTGTATGTAACAGGCTTTAGTTGTGCTACTTTAGCCAAAGCACCAGTTATCGGTGCAATGTTATTTTTTAGGCGATAGTCAGATGATGTGTTGTAAGCGGTTGCCGTGTTCGTTGTTGTAATACTTCCAACACTTGCGCTAGCAGAAGTTCTATAAAAATTAATAGATGTTCTGCTAGCAGAACCAGCGGCTCCTTGAATTACAGTTAGAGGATTAAAAGCCCCGTCAGAGTTACCATAAATTTCTACTTTTCCATTATCTGTATTTGTTGTTCTATCAATTAGCACTTGCCCCGTTGAAAGGATACGCATACGCTCTATGGCATCGGTTGTATTGTCAGGAGCAGTAGAAAATGTTAAAAAAGCACCAAATTTATTAGCCGTGCTTCCGCTACAATATCCTTCAATAACTGCTCTTGTTTTATAGGTTGCTGTGTTATTAGGCAATTCCCAAACTATTGAACCAATCCTATTTCCATCAACAGGATTTCTTGTTGAAGCCAAACTAAATGTTGAATAAGTTGCACTAGTATTTACTTGCAAAAGACTTGCGCCAGCCCATTCACTAGATGGCGAACCACTAATCCCCACATTCTGTGAAGTATCAATAGTTACTGCAGTAGTGCCATTTGTTGCCGCAGTAATAGTTCCACCAGAACTGTTAACAGTCACATTAGATGTGCCGTTAGAAATTGATGTTGTGCTAGGGCTTGACCAAGTAGGAGCCGCACCAGTTCCTGCTGAAGTCAATACCTGACCATTAGTTCCAGACGCACCAGTTAGAGTTAGCGCAGTTGTTATGTTGGCAGATGCAAGTGTGGGCGCAGTCAGGGTCTTGTTTGTAAGAGTATCTGTCGTTGCCTTGCCAACTAAGGTATCAGTTGCCGCAGGAAGTGTGATGGTAGTTGTACCAGCCACCGCAGTTGCTTGTAATGTGGTTGTCCCTGAAGTCGATCCAGAGAGGTCAATCGCATTAGGTTTTAGGGTTACTGTCGTTGCCATATTTTTCCTTTATGGTGTTCCATTTGCAATAATATTAGTTGCTGAAGTAATCACTCCAGTTGAAGACATTGAGGCTATTGTAGTTGCGCCATATTTAAACAGCAACTTGCCACCCGATTCCTCAATTGTAAAGTTGGTCGTTGCCAAAGAACCAGCCGAACCTGTCGTATTTTGGTTAAGTGTAGGAATATTAGACCAAGTTGGTGTATTTCCAGAGCCAGCAGAAATTAAAACTTGTCCAGAAGTTCCTTGGCTACCATCAAAACTTGTTGTTCCAGTTACGCTTAAATCTACAAAACTACCATTCTTAGGTGTTACTGCACCTATTATCATGTTGTCTATATCGCCAGCGAAAGTAGGCGCAATTTCAATAGAGTTAACACCAGTAGGTTTT